CAATGATAGCCCGCCAGGTAGGGTTAGGATTTGTTTAGCTCAGATGTGCGTCCTGGGCTACCATGCTTATGGGCACACTAGCGAGCTTTGGCTCGCAGGCTTTGCTAGTGGCTCTTACATGACAGCAGGGTTTAATTGTTTGCGTAACCTGCTTTTGTGCATCTATTCATACTTGGTAATTAATGATGAGTTGAGTTATGACTGGAAAACAAATGGCAAAAATTTCTTTAAGGAGATTGTCATAAGGGTCATGGGTGATGACATTATGGCAGCCGTCCCACAACATAGAAAATATTGGAACAATAAGTCACATGCACGTGTGATGAGGGACCATTTTAAAATGACCTACACTAGTGCTGATAAGCAGTCAGAGGTGAAAGAGTTCGATGAAGAGAAGAACCACACCATAGTTAAGAGAAGATCTGTCCTTAACCCTGACACAGGCTTGTATGTCGGTGCCCTCGACATGGAAGTAATCCTTAACATGGTTTGTTACACTAGAAAAGATGATCCAATAACAATCATGCAGCATAGAGTTGATAATGCGAGGCGTGAACTAGCCTTTCATCCAAAAGAAGTTTGGGATAAGTATCATCCATTGATCTTAGCCCAAGCTGGCCCTCTCTATAATAATGATGGATACAGCCAGCCCCAACTGCGTCAGATTGCATCTGAGCAGTGGGTTGGCTTGTAAGTGTCTCAAAAAGCACGTGCTGAACATCACGTTAAACTGTTCTATTTTGGGGAGATGACAGCGAACGATACCACACCGCAACTTAGCCAAGGGGGGGGCAACGCTAATACCAACATCTAATTCAAGTCAAAATCCAACCACTAAATTTGCTGATGATACCATTGGCTATGAGGCCCAAGAGATCAGGAGGGTCGACCTTGATCCTTTCTCAAGTCACGTAATAGCCCCAAGTTCACAGACCATTGTGGACTATCTCCAAAGACCATCAATTATTTCCTCAGGAAACTTTTCCGCCTCAGATTCGGGTATACTCTTCTTTGCGGACGTTACGTCCTTAATTACGCCCCAGAAGTTTTCCCGGATGTCCAATATCTATACTTATCGTGCAGATTTTGAGGTTACTTTACAAGTTAATGCTGACCGGTTCCAACAAGGTAGATACATTTTATTTTACCTGCCAACGGGTGGTGCTCTCTCACCTGCTAATACAGGTAATTCATTGCTTTGGAAGAACATGCATACTTGTAATTTGACTAAGATAACCCAATTACCTCACGTTGAGATAGATCTCGCCACACAAACCCATGTAACTCTAAAAATACCATATACTTCAATATACCCAATGATATCCTGG